GGTGGATTAAATGAGTTTTTATTTGAGCTGTCAGAAGAGTTTTCTGAATTAGACATACAAGAACAAGTCGCACAAGCGATTGAGAACTATGAGCCAAGGGCAAGAGTAAAAGCAGTTAACGTATCGCTTAATCCAGATTTTAATTCGATGACTGTCAACGTTGAGTTTACCGTCATTACGACTCTAGAAAACGTAGTATTAGAAGTAGATCTAGTGAGGTTGAGATAAATGAGCACCGCTATCAAGTCGTCTGATTTAGATTTTGATCAGATTAAATCAAGCCTAAAATCTTATTTTCAATCTCAGTCAGAATTTTCTGACTATGATTTTGAAGGGTCAGGCCTTTCTAATATTTTAGATGTACTAGCATATAATACACATGTTAATGGTCTCATTGCAAACATGGGACTCAATGAAGCGTTTCTTTCTTCTGCGCAGTTAAGAAGTTCTGTTGTTACCCATGCAGAAAACCTAGGATACTATCCAAGATCGAAGACTGCTTCGGCTGCTAACGTGTCGATATCAGTAGCATCAAGCGATACACTGACGTCAACTGTTACACTTCCGAAGAACACAAAGTTTACTGCTACGCTCGATGAAGTCTCTTATACATTTCAAACATTAGAAGATCATATTGCTACTAATGACGGATCTGGTAATTTTCAGTTTAAAACTTCTGCTGGAAGTTCTACTCTCTCTATTAAGGAAGGGACACTTAAAACAAAAACATTTTTAGTTGGTGACACAACTGGTGAACAAGTTTATATTATCCCAGATAAAACAATCGACACTACAACAATGACAGTCAAGGTGTTTGATACAACTACATCAGCCGAATCAACTACTTATGTCAATATTAATGACACAGCAAGGATTAATTCAAATTCGACTGTTTACATTGTAAGAGAAGCACCTAATGGATTCTATGATGTTATTTTCAGTGACGGTAATGTACTCGGTAAATCTCCTTCATCAGGAAATAAAATTGAGATAACGTATCTTACAAGTTCAGGTGCAGATGCAAATGGAGCATCAGTTTTTTCTCCAAATGCACAGATATCTTTTGGAAGTCCATCAGTTGATTATGATTTATCTGTCACTACTGTGAGTAACTCTGCAGGCGGTGATGAGAAGGAATCAATAGCTTCTATTAAAGGAAATGCACCTCTTGCGTTTGCGACACAACAACGACTTGTAACAGCCGAGGATTACAAAGCTTTAATCAAATCAAAATATTCATCTGTGATATCTGATGTCTCTGCTTGGGGTGGAAACGATAACGTTCCTCCAGTTTATGGAAGAGTTTATGTGAGTCTTAAATTTAAGGATGGTATCACCGAAGCAACTAAGACTGCGACAAAAAGCCAAATTCAAACACAACTTGGTGACAATATTGCAATCATGTCAATTGACACCGTCTTTAGCGATCCGACCGATGTCTTTCTAGAGTTAGTCACTACATTTAATTTTGATCCTGATTTATCAGGTACAACTGTAGAAACTACGGAATCGAATGTACAAACGGTAATTAATAATTATATTACCTCAAATCTTAATACATTCGATAAGGTCTTTAGAAGGTCAGCATTGCTCGCTGAAGTGGATGGAATAAGCACAGCGATTCTTGACTCAAAAATGGATGTTAAGATGCAGTTAAGATTCTCTCCTACCCTGAATCTTCTAGCTGATTATTCCTTGAGTTATCCTGTTGCTATCGCTGCGAATGATGATGTCGAGTATAGAGTCACTTCTACTTCCTTTACACTTAACGGTCAGACTTGTACATTAAGAAACAAACTTGAATCTAATACACTTGAGATCATCAATTCTGATGAGGTTGTTATCAAAGATAATGCAGGAAGTTATAATCCTGCAAAAGGTAAAGTTGATATTACTGGATTTAATCCGAGTGCGTTTGCTGGCTCTAGTATTCACATAACTGCTACACCGGCAAATCAAGCAACGATTCGGCCATTAAGAAATTATATCATTACAATTGATACTGACAAATCATTTGCAAATGCTACTATCGATTATCAGAACACAGCGGCTGTCATCACATGACACACATTATAGAAGATCAAAATAGAAGAGATCTACCGTTTTTTCAATCAAAGATAAAAGACGTCTTACCAGAGTATGCGCAAGAAGATTATCCTAATCTAATAACTTTTTTAGAAAAATATTATGATTTTGTAAGTGGTACAGACGATAAAGCATACGATAGAATAATACATGATATATTTTCTCTTAAGGATGTAAGTCAAACTGATCTTTCTAATCTAGACCTTCTACTTGGTGAGATCGGTGACGGTCTTACTAACGTATCATTCTTTAAACAACCAAGATTGATGACAAGATTGTTAGCATTGTTCTATCAATCAAAGGGAACATTAGTATCAGCCGAAGGATTCTTCAGAGGTTTCTTCAACCAAGAAGCAGCAATTGAGTATCCTAAGAAAGATGTACTGACTATTAATGATGCAGATAATAATTTCTTATCACATCATATAGGATTTGAAAGCCAAAAATTTATTACAAATAATACGCGTTATCAGGTCTTTTCTATTTTAGTTAAGACGGGTCTATCTACAAGAGAGTATGAGACTCTGTATAAAAAGTTTGTACATCCAGCTGGATTTTATTTTGAGGGAGAAGTATTACTCGAAAATCCAGCGTCTATTACTCCGACAGCGATTGGACAAAATCCATTAGCTGAAGCCGAAGCAATCGTGATTCAGGGTCAAGAAGCATCAATCTCGATGTTTGCACTAGATGAACCATTGACCGCTACGCTTTCTATTGGTGATAGTTCGGGTAGAATAATATTGAATGACCCAATTAGTAACTATAGTTCGTTGACCACTACAGAACTTGATAATACATATGACAATGTATTACAAATTATGTCACCGAACTCGTTTACGTTTGATGATAGTGCTGACTCAATTGGACCAGATACTACGATTACGACCGAGACAATGGATGCATCAATATTCACTAGATATTTAAGTGACTCGAATTTCTGATATAAATAAAACTATAGATTTTTAGTAGGTAGATATGGCAAAGCAAAATATTAGCACGGGTTCTGCTGCGAACGATAAGACCGGTGATACACTTCGTCAAGCCGCTGACAAGATTAATAGCAACTTCTCTGAGATATACACATATCTTGGCGGTGATAGCACAACGCTTGGTTCTCAGATAACGATCGAGGACAGCGTTATTGCATTTGAAGGATCATCAGCAAATGCATTTGAAACTCGTCTTGGGGTAACTAATCCTACTGCAGATAATGTTGCTAGATTACCTGATGCATCGGGTAATATCGTACTTGATACAAACACGGTTACGTTAACAAATAAGACGCTTACGACGCCTGTTATTTCTTCTATATCAAACTCAGGAACACTTACTTTACCGACATCAACTGATACGCTTGTCGGTAGAGCAACGACAGATACACTAACAAATAAGACGCTCACGAATCCGACTGCATATAGACCAATTATTCAACAGTCGATTAACGACTCGTCTGGAAACGAGATGTTGATTCTGAGTAGAACAGGATCTGCAGTAAATGAGATAACAATTAGTAATGCTGCTACCGGTAATCCTCCATCTATTTCAGCAACTGGTACAAACACTAATATTAATTTAAATGTTGATGCAAAGGGAACTGGATCCGTAAAATTTTCAAAAGCTGCCTATACAGCAACGACTGTAACAGCAGCTACAGTAGCAGCTACAGATATTGATGATACAACCTTTATCATAGGTAATAGAGGAAGTGCAATAGCAGTAACTTTAGGAGATGGAACAACGGTTGGTGAGTACAAGATCTTTACAAATAAGGGCGCTGGCGCTATGACTGTTACTCCTTCAAATTTTGCACAAGGAACCTCATTCGCACTTGCACAAAACGACGGATGCCAGTGCGTATGGGACGGAGCAAATTGGTTCTTAATCGGAAATCAGGGTGAAATAACTCTAGCTTAATAGGAAATAAACATGACAGCAATTGTAACTGATTCTTTTCGAAAAAAGGTAGTAAATCTTCTCTTTGATGAAGTGACGAATGCTACTGATTCAGATCAGTATTATATTGGAATTGGTAAATCTGATGCGTATGATTCAAGTGATACAGTGGTTAACCCAGTACGCACGATCCGTGAGGAAAGACTTGCTCGTGAGAACCTTCAATCTATTAAGATAGTGAATGCAACTTCATTTGTCGTAACTCGTCACAACTGGTCAACGTCTACAATTTATCCTGCATATTCAGATTCACAGGCCGGCAATTCTTCACCGGCTCACTATGTACTGACTGATGACAACGATGTCTATATTGTAATTCAACAATCAAAGAACGCTGCTGGAATAGCTCAACCGTCAACTATTAAGCCAAGCTATAGTGACGCTGGTGTAGCAAAGACAAAACCATTCCAAACATCTGATGGATATATTTGGAAATACCTTTATACTGTCGATGCTACTGCTGCTAATAATTTCTTGTCGTCTGGATTTGTTCCTATTCAGTTTTCTCCATTAGTAGATTCATCATCTGATACTTCTTTATCAGATGCAAAACGATTCCAGGCTGAGGTTCGCGAAAACGCTGTAAGTGGTGCGATCACTGGAGCTCTTAAGGTAAGTGGTGGAAGTGGTTATACTTCAGCTCCAACTGTTACTGTTAACGGAACGGGTAGAACTGCAAGACTAGTTGCCACGGTAAGTGCCGGTGAAGTAGTAAAGGTTGAGCTAGATAGTGCAGAGGCTGGTGGAACAGGATATGATTTAGCCGAGATTGTTTTCACTGGAGGTGGTGGATCAGGAGCTGAATATCGCCCCATTATCACTACACAAAAAGGGATCGGATATGATCCTCGTGATGATCTCAAATCAAGCTCAATTATGTTTAATGCAAAACCTGCAGGAACTGAGGGTGGTAATTTTATCACCGATCAAGATTTTAGACAAATCGTTTTAATGAAAAATTTAGAAGTTGGAGACAGCGCATCTGGTCAGCCTACACCGATTTTTGGTAGTACTTCTGGTATTGCACTTCGCTCACTTAAACTTAATGGTGTCTCTGCTGCTACATTCACAGTAGACAATAAGATTGTCGGTGGTTCATCTGGTGCTACTGCATTCATTGATGGAATTACTGATAGTAGTGTATTCTATCATCAGACTGAAGCGACTGGATTTAAGTCATTTAGTGATGGAGAAACAGCAACAGAAACTGGTGGTAGTGGAACAGGAACAGTGGATTCTGCAGCTCCAAACTATACTATAGATAAATTCAGCGGTGAGGTTCTCTATATTGAAAACAGGGCCGCTGTCACACGATCATCGTCGCAGACTGAAGATATTAAGGTTATCATTACCATTTAGGGTTAAAAATTTATGGCTACTAATGTTACTACAACAACATTTGGAACTACATACAAAGATGATTTCAAAGACAGCGATCATTATCATCGTATATTATTCAATGCGGGTAGAGCTCTTCAAGCGAGAGAGCTTACTCAAATGCAGACAATTATTCAAGAAGAGATCGGTCGGTTCGGAAGTAACATTTTTGTAGAAGGCGCCGCAGTCGAAGGTGGGAACCTTCATATACTTAGATTTCCTTCTATTAAACTCACTACAGCAGCGGCTACTACATTAAGTGCAGCTGGTCTTTCTTTCTCCGATCTTGTCGGTAAAGAATT